CTTTAATGGAGTGATGTACAGTTCTGTACCATCAAATAGTTCTATTATTGATGTCTTGTATATTTCTGTAGGCATTATATAAGTATACCAAACAGAAAGGCCCAACCCCGAAGGATTGAGCCTCTCATTTATTAAGTTATATTATGCGCCAACTGTACGATCTACGATCTTACCGTATGATGCATTGTCGTTTGGAAGAAGACGGAATGATACTTCGAACATTGTCGCTTCGTCTCTCTTTGCTGATACTGATACGCTCTCGATTGAAAGTGCACGGTATGCAACGTAAACACGCTCCACGTTAAGTGATGCGTCTCCAGTTCCTGGACCAACTGCTACTAAACCACGCTCAACTGGGACATCTCCGATGTCTCCTGCTGAAAGATTAAGTGTTGGGTTTCCTGCTGTTGTTGTTAGTGATGAATCCTTACCTGCTAATGCAAATAGGAGATTCTCTAGTGTTGATTCTGCGAATGTAGTATTTAGGTTTACCTGCATGCCTTGCTTGAACAACTTAGCAACGTCAAGTACCTGGTCTACTGCTACTTCACCAAAATCTGGCTGGAATTGAATTTCCAAACCATTCATTGTGTATCCAACGTTACGGAAGTCTACATCATCAGACAAAGTTGTCTTATATGATGTTCCTGCTGCGTATGCTGGAAGATCTGCGTCTGCAAGTGCGCCACCTTCATATGTGAAGAGTGCTGCTGCGCCAACGATAATTTCGTTGGAACTACCACGTGTATATGCCATGTATTTCACCTCTTTTTTTTCTTTTGGATTAAAAGGGCTTGTTTCCTCACCCTAATTATACAGCCCTTTTTTAAGGGTTTAATGAGTTAATTATATCTTGCATTTGATGATAATCGTAGTCAATGATTACCTTGTTACCGCCATATGTTCTGGCTGTTCCAAAGTCAATAAGATCTCTTACTTCTTCAAGTTGGTATACCTTGAATTTGTGGAAGTAGAACTTGTTTGACATACCGTCAATAACCTTGCCCTTGGCCCAGGAATTAATGTCTTCTGCGGTTTCGTCTTCCCTGTCCATCAGGCGGAGGACCGCTTCTTGAATCTTTACCATGCTTTCAGTGACGTCATTCTGCGTAGCATAAAAATAGTATAGTAACTGCTCACATTTGATATGTGGAAATGGAGACCTTCTCATTCTTATTAGTCTGTCGTATACGGCAACAACGCCTTCATATGAGGCTCTCTGATCATTGATAACAATCCATTGCTCCGTTAAGTCATCAATTGTGTTTGGTAATGTTGGGAAAAATGGTATTGCAATTTCTGTATTATTAAAAATCTTTTCCTGTAGATATCTATTTATCCACAATCCTGGAGTATTTAATGTTGATGTTGACTCTGTCATTATCTAAGCCTTCCTGCATCTGCTACCCAGCGATAACCAGTCTTTAATCCTAAAGATCTACCGCCTTGCTTTGCTGATGCCATGTTCTTCTTATACGTCTGTGGATATTTAAAGTATTGAAGTAATCCGCTAGAATTTAAGAATGATTGTCTAAAGTATACACCAAAAAAATTACTAATAACCTTATCAAATTGACCCTGTGTTTGTCCACCAGGATTATCTACGACTACTTGTCGTGGAGTATATACCTCTTCTCCATTTACTTCAAACCTCAAAACGGTTGCTTTTTTAGGTCTAATAGTAATTGAAACGCCCTCTTCCATAATCTTTGCTTTGTTATAGAATGGCACCTTAGATCCATCTTTAATTGACTGAGATTGTTTTAAAGATGAGGTAAATGTTATACCTATGTTACTAATCTTATAGTCAATGTCAAAAAGTCTTGCTTCTGGGCTGCCAGTCTTTTCCCACTCATAGATATGGTGAAGTAGTTCTGGGGACATTCTTGCATTTACATCAATGAACTGTGATGCCATCTCTGTTATCCTTGGGGCTAAAGATAGATAAAAATCTTTTTTACCTTTTTGGATCCCCTCTAAAAATCCAGTTGAGTAGTTCATAATGTTGTTTATTTCTTTTTGAAACACTCTACTATCCATTACAACTTTAAGCATTATACATCTACCGCCTGATTTTCAGACCTACGAATTACAAGATTATAGTATTCGATTCCACCAAATGGCCCAACGTATGGCTCTTGTGTTGCTACTTCAAATATTGTAGACTTTCCAGATCTTGGCCCAGATGTTTCTGTATAGATGTAGTTACAGTTTTTATCACGAACATTTGTTAAAATTATATTTGTTATTGAGTGAGGGGCATCTAAACTTGAAATTCTTAAATCTGTTTTGACTCTTCCAATTAGGCTTATCTTTTGTGTAATGTTTACGTTTGGCTTAACTTCTTCATTCCCAGCAGTTCCTACTGCATTAAAGTTAGCAGCAATAGTCTTGTCTAAAATCCAAGTTTTCTTAACATTGCCATAAGTTCCCTGCTCAACAATTGGATAGTATACGTCTGCTTGCATAGGAAAAATAAAATCTGGCTCTTCGCATATCATTAAATTATCCCTGGCTTGACAATATTTTTAACATATTTTTCAAGTATCTTGTCTACTAAAAAGTTACCAGTTCCACTAAGCATAACTTTGTCAAACTGAATTCTAAACTGATCTGTGTTATATGAGGTTACGTATCTCTTGTAGTAATCTAACTTTCCGCATTTAAGATCTTCTATTAAAAGTTTTGTTGCGTACTCGATGTCCGCAGGAATAGTTAGATATCCGTAATCAACAATAAATGTATAGTCATATCCTGAAGGGAACCCTGTACCATCGTATCCGTAATATGCAAGATCTCCACTTGCAATTGGCAAGTTCTGTGCTGTAGACTCGTACCTATTTACTACACCATCACGTATTTTTTGTATAGCAGTTTTATCTGATGTTATAGAATATTCATGTTCATTTAATTCTGGAGTTGCTCTGTCGTATACTAGTTGGTTATTTTCATAAACTTTAAACACTCTATAAACCTTTTCCCACAAAGGAAAATAATCTGAGCCATTACCAGTTCCAATAACTGCAACCTTTTTGTTATAAAATCCTTCTGGACAAAATGTATCTATCATAGATCTAGCAACTAGTTCTAGGGTTGTGTATTCAGCAATCTCAGATGCTGTTGTTCCTAATGTATTTGGATCTACATATGGTCTTACTAGTTCATAAAACTCTTCGTAGATGACTTGTTCAGGATCTTCTGGGTCTGCCCCGTGAGTACAAAACTCTACTCTGTAATCATTGTCATATCTTCCAGAAAGCGGAACACTGATACTTTCTCCTGTAGACAATTCTAAAAATTCTAAAACCTGTACTGAAAGATCCGCCATATCTGTTACTCTTGCATAAAAGTCTATATTGTTATATCCTGTTGGGATAACAAAATTTACTGCAATTGTATCGTATGGCGGAACTCTCAATATCTCCATGAATTACTTACCGAATTCCTTGGCAACTTCTTCTGGGGTAGCAATGCGAATATGTGAACGAGTAAGCCACTTTTCAGCAGCATCTTTTTCAACAATATTATAGCCACGGTAAACCTTGCCTACCTCTGACCATGTAGCATTCTTTGTTGAGAATAGTGCCACAGTTTCTTTAACTTCTGCAGCCTTTTCCTTCTTCTTTCTTTCAGGTGCTTTTGGTGCTGTTGTTGCTCCAATTACGCCTTCTTCAACTGATCCTAGTGCCTGAACTTCTTCAGGTGCCTGGTATGCAGGTGCTTCAATAGCGTCTACCTGTGGTGCTTCTTCTACAACTGGTGCCTCTACAATAGGTTCTGCAACTGGCTCTTCAACAACTGGTGTTTCAAAAACTGGTGCTTCATATACTGCTTCTTCTACAATTGGATTTTCATTATTGTTTTCCATAATTCCTCCTTGTTAGTATTATATCATTATAAGTAATAAGGGGAGCAGGAGCGTTAACTCCTACTCCCCCTAATTTTTTACTGTTTACAGATTATGCATCTGCTGCAGAGTCTGCGTATGCAATAGCATCCTGCTCTTCCCACTGAATACCGAAGCGAACGAAGACTGTATATTCTACAGTATCCTTCTTTGGCTTGTATTCACGGTTTACAGTGATGTCACGCTGGAATCCCCATACACGATTCTGTGGGAATGTCAAGTCGACATATCCTGCAGGGTAGTATGGAACTTCTTGTACGTCAATTCCGAGAACACGTGTTGTACGTGCTCCACCGAATGTCTGTGCTCCACCGTCAAGGTATGCCTGACGATTCATTGGAGTTCCGCCAGCCTGTGAAGCAAATGCTTCAGCGACTGCGTCTGCTAGGGTACCGTTATTCTTAACGATTCCCTGGAATGCATCTGTACCAGCATAGAACTTCAAGTTAGACTTGATAGCACGATACTTACGTGGCATTGCAAGGATGATGTCCTGCATTACATCTGTTGTCCAGGCGTTATTAGCGACTGTTACAACTGACTCATGAGCATCTCCGTCTGTCTTGACACGATTTACGAAACCTTCCATGATTGAAAGGAATGCGTCTGATCCTGCACCTGTTCCATTGATTGCAAGGTCTTCGATATCGTTACCGAAAGCATTTGTCATCAAACGGACAATGTGATCTTCTAGTTGTGCACCTTCGATGTTATCTTCTAGTGCTTCTGCAGATACTTCCCAGTCAAGACGAATCTTCTTTGTAGTCAATTCAACCTTTGAGAATGTTGCTCCTGCGTTTGTGTAGTCGCCAACTGCTTGCGCTGCTGCACGAATTACACGCTCTCCGACGTTTACCTTTTCGAGTTCCATTGTATTGGCTCTCATAGTAACGCGACGGCCATCTTGGGCGAGAATGGTTGCATCCCACACGTAGTCGATAAAACGACGTGCTTGCTCTGGGCGTAGGATACCTGATCCAGCCTCACCTGAAGGGTTAACTGCATTTGGTCCAGAGTTTACTCCTGCTAGTGCTGTTGGGATATTACCCAATACACCACCATCAGTGTAATTACCTGGTGTGTTTGAACCTGCATCTGAACCTGAAGCAAATGCTCCTTGTCCTTGATACAAACCTGGGGCTGTGCCACCAAGTTGACCTGATGTTCCAGGCTGATTCTTTTCTATATTTTGTTCCGACATATTGTCACCTCCTGTGATTTTTTCTAAATGAATAGATCGGCTGTTTTGAGGAAACTTCCGCCCCATAGGGATTTTTCAACCGTTTCAGGCTGATTCTGTACTATCTCGCCGAGATCGCCAGACTTTCGGAAAGCAGTGTCTTGCTCTACAAGTTCCACACGCTTACCAAATTCATTGAAATCACTTGATACTGCTGCAATATCTTTTGCAACTGCTTCAAATGAACTTTTTGCTGTTTCAACATCTACCTTTGAAGACTTAAGCATTTCTACTTCTGCCTGCAAAGAGTTGACCTTTGAAACTAGATCGCTAAAGGCTGATTCTAGAGTGTTCTTGATTTCTACAGTTGAATCAACTGCTTCATCTGATTTAGATACTTCTGTAACTTCTTCAACTACATCAACTGTAGAAGTCTCTTCAGACTTTACAATCTCTTCAGATACTGGGGCTTCATCAGCCTTAACAACATCTTCTGTAGGTGTTTCTACTACCGCATCAACCTCTGGAGCGACCTCTGACTTTTCTACTTCTACTGATGCTTCTGTTTCAATAACTTCTGCAACTGCTTCTGTGTTTTCTGTCATAGGTTGTACCTCCTTGTTAATCTTAGAAGTATTAATGCCTTTAGCACTATCAACTAAGAATTTTATCATTGTTACTTTTTCGTTATCATTTTTTTCAACGAAACCTATATTCTCCATTTGCTCCCCAGTTATTGGGCTAAGTTCTGATTCATTCTCAGATGATAAAACTATTCCATTTGCTTTATCGTAAAATACATTTTCTAAAACTGTTGAGTCACCCTTAAATACATCTACTCCATCTACCTTTTCAACAGAGACAATATTTGCAAATTGATTTGCTGGGGAATCTACAAGACTCAACTCAACCAAATCATACTGCTTAATAATTCTAATTACTTTGTCTGACTTCTCGTCAAACCCGTCATCCCACTTATTCATTCTTCCACCAATAGAAAAACCAGCAAGGGTTCCATCTAGAACCTTTTCCCAAGTATCTTGTGCACCCTTTGAAACATATGCAGATACAAATACTCCGTTATAAAACTTCTTTGATTCTGGATCAAAATACTTCTCTGCTTTAAAATCTACCATCTTTCCTACTGCTAATGGTTGATGCATTTCTCTAATGTTCCCACGGAATTTTGCAAAGGCATCCATTGATGCTTCGGCTGTTACGATGTCATCTTGCTTGTCTAAATTATCAAGGGATGCGAAGCCTGATACGATTCTTCGCTCTTTATCTACCTTGCTAAAAGGCATAGATAGACGGAGATTATCTCCATCTGAATTCCAGTGTGCTTTAGATATAATCATGGTTATTATATTATATACCCTTTTTTGTTAAAGTATCACTATTCGGACAAGTCGGACAAGTCATCAAACTTACGACCTTCGCCTTTTGGATTTCTTCCACTTATTGTGGCTGGTCCATCTGACTGGTTGTTGACTCTTTCCGTATCCCTTGCTCTGTTTGCATTATCGTTTGCTGCCTGCTCTGGCTTAGGATCAAATGGCTCATTGCCACCTTCGATCTGTGGAAGACCAAGAAGTTCTCGACCTTCGTTTGGAAGCATGACCTGTGTCTTAACAAGTCTTTCGATAATCTGTGATTGAGCAATTTCATCTGTAAGCGTAAGTTCATTAAACTTAAACTCCAGAATATCTGTTTTTTCTTTTACAATTTTATTAATCATCTTCTCAAGATTTCTTTGTGCTGGTCTTGCAACCTGCTCTTTAAAGGTGCGGTCTTGAGATAGCGCAGCAGCGATGGCTGAAGAATCAGAACCGCCAATCTTAGAAAGAGGAACTTGGTGAGCCACAAGGATATCGTCTCTGTTCTGCTTTCTGTATTCTTTAAATGATGCTTCTTGGATTCCATTTTCTACAGGATCCATCTTAAACTCTACCTTGTTGGTGTCGGAGTCTCCTGGCAGTGGAATGTAAAGAGTTCTATGGTTCTGGCCCTTTAGCCCTGTCTGCAAGAATCTAAACATTTTGTCTTCTGCCTCAGCAGACAACTTTGCACCTTTAAGAGTTACAACATATCTTGGGGTTGCTTTGTTTTGGAAGTAATCAATATTGTACTGTGATGCAAGTTGGTCTCCGTGTAGTGATCCTATTGCAGACATAATATCTGGTACCCCGTAAAAAGTGTTTAGCGGTGAGTACTCTTTAAAGTGAATAATTTCATTTGGTCGTGCATCTGTTCCAAGTGGGTTTGGATTTGTTGCCCCAAAGTTACGGAAGTAAACAACCTTGTTTCCAATAACCTGAACATACCCATCACGCAATCTACGTACACGCATTGTTGTAGAGGGGATATGACCAACATATCCAATATCTCCACGAACAGTTCTTCCTACTTCAAGATAGGCATTACCTGTTGCTTGTAGATCAGTAAAAACCTTTTCCATTGTTGTTGTAAAAGAATCTTCGTCGTTTAAAGACTCAAGCCAATCAGTCATTTCAATCTTTGCTCTTTCAATTCTTTTTCTTGCATTCTCAGAAGTCTTTGGCTCTGATGCTTCTAACTTAAGCATAGTTCTTTTTGAAACCTTGAACTCATATCCAAGGCCAACAATGTTTTCTACCTTGGCATCAATGGCTGCGTGATTGGCAAATGATGTGTCGTAAAAACTTGCAAGTTCATATAGGTTCCATGGTGGAGTAATTACATCAAAGAGTCCGTAGGCATTTCTAAATACTGCTCCTGAGTTAATCTCTTTAGATCTTGCTCCATCAATACCGACGCTTTCTGCTCTTGAACTGTCAATATATCCTTGGGTTGCTTCACCCTTAACTATACGAGATGTTCGTCTTTTAAAATTAGCGTCAAGACCTTGTAAGTCTTTGATTACATCCCATGACTGATTAAATGGATCTTGCTTTGTAAAAGTATCATCTTCTGGCAAAAGATTATCCGTCTTTGCTCTAATAAAAAACTCTTTGTCTTCACTCATTAGTCGTCACTTCCATATTTCGCAATAGTGTCTTTGGCTGCCTGTACTGCACCAAGATCGTTCATTGAAGGAATTAATCCTTCTGCTAGTCTTTGCTTTTGTTCAGAGTACTCTTCTTCTGAGATTCTTGTTAGACCTGGAACAAATACACAAGTTCCATCTCCTTCATCCCCGTAATATTTTGCTGCTTCTTTAAGTTTAGATATCTGGAGTATGTCACCTTTTTGAGATTCAATATTTAAAACAGAACCAGTTCCATCTGTAAACCATTTTCCGTTAGCCTTTTTGTACACGTAAAGACCCCAATCGTAGTGCTTCTCAATAATTTTTGCACGAGACTCACCTATTTGGCCCTTCATTCTGGGTAAGGCTTTCTTCTTTTTGCGTGGATCTTGGGTATTCATATACTCAAGTATACCATATTAGACAGCAGGAACGGTTATTAGTTTTGATGTTATACCAGAATAGATCTTATATACATGGTCTGTAGTCGACCTAAGACTATTAATAACAAGAGTTCCTGAACTATCAATAATAATCTTGTTTGTTCCTGTATAACTCTTATAGATAGTAGAGGGGTTTACACCATAAAAGTTCTTCGAAGAAACAATATTTACCCCGCGCCAATCAAAGTCTGAAGATCGCCAATAGTCCCAGTCAAGAACCTCTGGTGGAGCGTTCTCAACTGAGAACCAAGATCTTGGCTGAATCAATTGAACCTCTTGAAGGTTTGTAGACTGATAATATGAGACAGTGTTAAAGGTTATTGGTCCATTAAAATTAATAACTCCTACAGTGTTTGTAAACTCTAATAGTTTTGGGAAAGAGATGCCAAGGAATCCCCATTCTTTAATAGTTATCACTGGCTCTTTTACAATCTTTCCATTCCAGTAAAAATCTATACCAGTTTCTAATCTACCAGTTATTGCGTCAACTGCATATATCTTTGCTCTTTCTCCAGTTGGATGGATTGCAACCATATAAAACTTTATGTGCTCTTTGTTTGATTTAATTTCAAAAATTTCTGTAGATGAATAGGGGAATGCATCTTTGTCATATCTGATTGCTGCTTGCATTGCTAAAACCTTAAAGTCATTTGATTTTTCTTTGTTGATTGGAATAGATAGTCCACGGTTTTCTCTTGGATCGTAGGCACCTTTTAATTCTAAACCAGTGTATCTTGTTAAATACAAATATGGAGAACTACCCTTATAAATTGTAAAAGGGTTTGTACTCTTGTAGTCATAATAAAACCCAGATTTTTTATAAGGGTAGACGTCTTGTCCAAACCTAGTTCCTACTGGATTCACAGATGTTTCATTAAATGCTTGAGATGCATATTCTAAACTTCTTAAATATACCTTCTTTTTTAGTATTCCCTTTACTTTAAACTCTAAGTGAGTAACAAGTGCAAGATCTAAAACATTTATATTTATGGGAGGATAAACAATCATATTGTCAATAACTTCATACTTGCTAGATCTCCAGTCTTCTCCTGGTATTACTATTGAGTCGTTTGATGGTTTCTCAATATTTACAAAATTCTCTGATGAAAGATTTGCACCATTTTTTAT